ATAAATGTCAGTGATAGTGCTAGCACTTATTTCAATGCATTGACTTTTGCTCGTGTTATGAATTCTATTGGTGTCGGTTTTACAACTGAAGACAAGCGTGAACATACTGAGTCTACAACAACGTTGTCAAAGTGTACTTTTTTGAAAAGATCGTTTATTTATCATAGTCAACTGCAACGTATAGTGGGACCTTTAGCTTTGAAAACATTACTATCCTCAATTTCATTTGTTACTGACTCCTATCGTATGGAAGAGCTTGTTGATGAAAAAGTTAAAAACTTTCAACGTGAAATCTACCTGCATGAATTTTTGTATCATCAATTGATGCAAGTGTTGGTAGACAAGTATGTTGAGGTTTATGCTATTCCTCCAGCTCTCTTATCTTATGAAGATTTGACACACCTATATTTACGTGATGATTTTGAAGTCGTTTACGGTCTAACAGGTGTTTCCCAAATGCTTCGGTGCGCGCGACAAAAACCCGTGGACACCAATTATAGAGTGGGAGTTAATGTCAATGTATTTGATGTGGATGGGCGAAATTTTTTCCTTTTAGTGAAAGGTTCGGATTATGTTCAAGAAGATGGATCAGTTACTTTTGGTCGCTGGGGTTTACCAAAGGGACATGTTCACGAAGGTGAAAATTTAGATGTTGCAGCACTTCGTGAACTAAGAGAAGAAACAGGTCTCGACAAAAAGAAATGGGACTTACAACAGCGAACTGATTTTGAAGGTGGATCAGTATATACTATTATGATACCTATGAGTGAATTTATGAGTCATAAGCTACGTGCAATAAACGGCGAAATAGTGCAATATACTCTAGTAGCAAATCTTACAGATATTAGAACTAATTTATTTACTCGCCGATATATTGAGAAAGTGCAATAAAATCACCTTCTACCCTAATGGATTTAGTATCCCTACCACCATTAGGAGGCTGTTTCCCACGCGCAGCTTAATAAGATGTGGAAAATTAAATTTTTAAAGTTAATCGTCTTTCTATAAAAATTTAAAAATATAAAAAACAAAAGACGACTAGCTTTAAATATTTATCTAGGAGGCAGTATAAATATTTCCTAGTAGGATTGTGTGACCTACTTTGTAC